GTACGAGTTACAAGCGTGGTGTCGCTCTAGCTTATGCCTGTTATGCGAGGCCGGCCGACCAGCCTGTCTTGCATGTGCTCCCGCTCACACCTGAGACTATTGTTGCTGTGACTTCTAATCCTTCTGGTTCGCCAGGGGTGACGAATTATGGCTGTACAAAACAGGAAAGTCAGCAGAGAGCACTTGAGCGTGGCCTGCAGACCCTCAAAGGAGAGAAGAAGCCTGAACCTTGCCTTGCGTTCGCACGTACGCAATTCAATGATAAGACTCGTCTGATATGGGGTTATCCCTACTCGATGACTGTCATTGAGGGCATGCTGGCTAAGAACCTCCTTGAGGTGTTCAAGGGTGGGATTACGCCTATGGCGTTTGCCATGACAACTCTGGCCCTAGGGACCAAACTTCAAGTGGCATCCTACCACAAAGAGTGGGCGTACTCGATTGACATGAGTCAATTTGATGCGACCATCTCCTCTGAGCTGATCCACACAGCTTTCAACGTTCTCCGTACATGGTACGATCTGGACGAGGTGGAACCCGTCAGCCGTAAGACGGTCCGCGAGATTTTTAAGCTCGTGGAAAGGTATTTTATCCATACGGCGATAGTCATGCCAGATGGTAACATCTATTATGGCAAAAACCACGGCGTGCCTAGTGGCTCGTATTTCACGCAAATCGTGGAGTCAGTGGTTAGTGTCATCATTGCAGGGACGATCTCTGATCGGTTCGGACTGAACGTTTCTAAGAGAGAACTGTTCGTCTTAGGAGATGACCTGCTGATGTGGACCAATCGTAAGATGAGTCTTGATACGATCGCAGCTTATGCGAATGACACCTTTGGTGTTAAGATGCATGGTAGCGAGAAATCGAGAATATTTCATCACGATGAGTCCATCCATTTCCTCGGGCGTGACTGGACCAATGGCTTGCCAGACCTCGCTATCGATGAGGTAACGAAGCGCATGGCTTATCCTGAACGGTTCAGAAAGTATTCACCAGATGAAAGAGTTCGCTCTCGTCAGGTTAGAATGCTGATTCTCAGCTATGCGGCGGTTTATCGCTGTGGCTGGCAGATTGCGTCAAAGCTATTGGTTGGTGGAGGGTATGCGCGTCAAGGATGTGCGAATACGGACGTTAATACTTTCTGCGATGGCTCCGGGATTGATGACATGGATGCTGATTACCTCAGCGGCCTGTCCCGATACAGGCGGAAGTTTCATCATGAACAAGTGAGGGGAGACATTCCAATCACCGGAACACAGTACTGGCTGTGATCCAATTAGTA